TTCATGACGGGCATCCTGTGCCTGTGCTCGCAGGGCTTCTACGACGCCTTCACCACGCACTCGAAGGTGAAAGAGGCCTTCCAGTACTACCAGCGCAACCAGCAACTCGGCAACGACTACCGAACCGGCTTCACGTTCGGCGGCGTGACGTTCGAGGAGTATCGCGGCCAGGCGACCGACGCTTCCGGCAATGTGCGGAAGTTCGTTGCCGACGAGGAGGCACATTTCTTCCCGCTGGGCACGGCGAACACGTTCCGCACGTACTTCGCGCCGGCTGACTTCAACGAGACGGCGAACACGCTGGGCCTGCCACTCTACGCCAAGCAGGAGCCGCGGAAGTTCGGGCGCGGTACCGACCTGCACACGCAGCAGAACCCGCTGCCCATTTGTCTGCGGCCGGAAGTGCTGGTGAAGGCGACCAAGGCCTGACCATGAGCGGTTGGGAGTCGGCAGTGAGTGGCCTGAACGGGGCCGTCGTGAACACGTTCGGCCGCGAGGTCCTCTACTTGCCCGACGCCGGTGGGCAGGCCACCGTCCGCGCGGTGTTCCAGGCGGTGCGGGAAGCCGAGGACGCCTCGCCGGGTGTTTATGTGGTGCTATTTCTCCGGCTGGCGGATCTGGCGGCGGCGCCCGTGCGCGGGGACGAGGTCGAGATCGGCGGTGCTCGGTACAAGGTGTTCGACATCGAAGCCGACACCGAAGGTGCTGCTGTGCTGAGGTTGCGACAGGTCAACTGAAACTTCAGGCCAATTGTCCTGAAGTCGCGGATGAGTTCATCGATGCCCAGCGTCCGGGTCTACCAGAAGAAGCAACTCCGCCTCGACCTGCTCAACTTCCGCCAGCGGCAGATGTACGAGCTGGGCAGCGCGGGCGTCGCGGCCGTGAAGGCGCGCGTGAGCACGGCGCAGGGGCCCGGCGATAGCGCTGCCAAACCGCTCACCAAGCGCTACGCGATCTTCAAAACGCGGAAGCGAAAGGGCAACCGCCGCAATCTCACCTTCAGCGGCGACCTGCTCCGCAACTTCCAAGTCCGGACGGTGAGCGAGAACCAGGCCAAGGCGACCGTCTCGACTCGCAAGGACCGGATCAAGGCCTGGGCCAATCAGAAGCGCGAGGAGTGGATGGTGTTCTCGCCGAAAAACAAGGCGGCCGTCGTTGAGGCCGCCCGAAGAATGCTCGAAGCGATGAAACTGCGGATACTCGTTGAGCGCGCCCTGGGAGGGAAACAGAGGTGATCAACCCGGCCGAGCTTGTCGACAACCTCGTCGCTTTGCTGCGCGACATCCCGGAACTGGTGACCGAGATGGGCGGCGACGAGCAACGGATATTCGCTTACCACGATCAGTATCCGAAGCGGGCGAGCCTCGCCGCAGCGATCCACGACATGCCTGCGCCTGGCATTATGGCCGCCTGGCAGGGCACGACACCGGGCAGTTTCGGCGGCGTCGATGTGTGGAAGCACCAGGTCACGCTCTACCTGCGGGCGCGTGAGACATTCGATGGTGATCCACCCACAGCCTACTACCGGCTTTTCCGGCTGATCACAAAGGGAGTGCTGTCATCGCTGGGCGTGCCGATGCTTAACGCGACGGTGCATCCCTCCTGTTACCCGATGGACCTACCGCTCATCCAGCGGCAGACCGACGCGGAAGGGCTCGACTACTTTGAGGTGCCGATGACATTCACGGAGATGGGAGATGAGTGAACAAGTGGCTTTGGTTTCGCCAGACGGCGAAGTGCAGTATGTCGAGGCGCGACCAGATGTTCTGGTGCCCTTGATGATTCGTGGCTATCGGCAGTTGACCGAACGAGAGGAGGTAACGCCTGATGTCCGTGACGCGGATGCAGGAGATCCAGATTTGCTTCGGTAAGCAGAAGCAGGCCGACATCGCCACAGCCAACACCGGCGTGCAGATGTGGCAGTTGCGGAAGCTGAACGCCGCGCTCGCCAATCCGAAGCTGAACACCGAAAACGACGCAGAAGAGTTCGGCAAGGGTCACGAGTTTCCCACGCAGTCGTTCCAGACGTCGTGGGACGTGAACGGCACGCTCGAAAAGTACCTTGGTGCCGAGATTGGTGCGTGGGCGATGGCCTACGGACTCGGCAAGGTGGTTAAGTCGGGCACGACGCCGAACTTCACCTACACGTGCACGCCGCTCATTCCGGCCAGCGGTGACGCGGCCGAGTTGCCGTACTTCTCTTTCGTCGAACAGCTCCGCCCGGGTGCCGGCGTTGTGGCGGACCGCATGGCCGTCGGCTGCGTGGTCGAAGGCTGGACGGTCTCCATCGGCAGCGGACCGGGCCGCGCCAACTCAAAGATCACCGTCGAGTTCGTTGGCTCCGGGAAAGTGACTGAGCCGTCCGGGATAACGATGCCGGCGGCGACCGTCGAAAAGCTACTGCCGTCGGCGTCGCTTGCGCTCACGATCAACGGGGTCAACTACGTCTCGAACAAGAACATCGTCTCGCTTGAAACGTCGTGGAAGAACAACGTCCGGATGGATGGCGGCTTCTTCCCCGGCTCGGGCTTCCAGACGCCAGGCGATGCGACGAGCGGCGCTATCCGCGGCCGCTTGGAGTTCGGCAACCGCCAGGGAACCCTCCGGTTCGTAGCCCGCTTCGAAAATGGATCGACGGAGCTGACGAAGCTCAAGAACCAGTCCACGGGCACGGCGGTGCTGTCGCTCACCTACGATGCCAACAACTCCCTGGAGATTACTTGGCAGAAAGTCTCCTTCGCGACCGCGGAACTCGGCGAAACGGACGGCATCGTGACGGTCTCGGTCGAGTGCCTGCCAATGTGGGACACGACCAACGGCGTCGTCTCTGCAGTGGCCAAATGCAACGTGGACGGCATCTGCCAATAGGAGACCCTCATGTTTGACGCAACCAAGCCTATCGCAATGAACCTCCGGGCGCCGGAAGGCGTGAAGACGATCCGCGTGCGGTTCCCCTCTGACGACGATTGGATCGAGCGGCAGCGCCGGCGCAAGGTCATCATCAAGCAACTGGGACGCGGCGTTTCCGAGACGATCATCTCGGGCGGCGAAGACGCCGATGCGGCCTTGCTCGCCAAAATCCGCGAGGGGGACGGGGAGGTCGATCCCTTCGAGGCCAACCGCATCGTCGAGCAGTTGAGCCAGGCGGAAGTGGACGACGTGGTGCAGACCGGCGATTCCTTCCGAGTCACCCTGCGCGTGCTGGGCGGCGCGGTGACACATCTTCTGAGGATGCCGTCCGCCAAAGACGTGTTCGAATACCGCCGCGGATTCGCGCGGGTGCTCGACCTGCCGTACAACCGCCAGGAACTGACGATCAACCTCGGCGCCGCCGGCGCGCTCTACAAGAAGCTGATCACGGCGACGGAAGGCTACGCCGGCGAGGCTCCGATCATTCACCAGGCCGTCGCGGTGAAGGCGGCCATCGACGCTCTTGATGCCAGTTTCCAGGAGACCGGCGGCCCAAACTGACACCCGGGGAGTGGCCGGAACACCCCTCCCTGCGATTCCTCGTTCACTGGTCGCTGCGGCGCGATGAACTGTGCGATCCCGGCATCTGTCCGGATGGGCCCGACGACGGCGACCGGTGCGACCACTGCCCGCTCGACAAGCTCGACGCAGCACAGTATTCCGAGTCCGGGCTTCTCATCCGGCGCGCACTCGATCTCCGGGCGGCCCTGAAGTTGGGCATCCGGATCGGTCTCGATGAAATTCGGGCGGACGAGTTCTGCGCCCTGGTGGTGCTCGAAGAAGAGCGCGACAGGCTGGACCGCGAGCAGATAAATCCCCATGGCCGATAACAAACTGGAACTGGTCGTCACCGTCGAGGTGGACAAGGCCAACCAGTCCATCAAGACCGTCAATGCCAGTCTGTCGAGCATGGAAGCCACCGCCGCCAAGACCGCGAGGGGCGCGGCGCAGGGGATCGATGGCATGACGGCGGCCATGGTGAAAGGCGCCACCGCCGGCAATCTGGTCGCCGACGCCATCAAGTCCGCGCTTGCCTGGGCAAAGGATTTCACGGTCGGTTCGGTCATGATGGCGGCCGAGAACGCCAAGGCCGAGGCTTCGCTCAAAGCGCTTGCCATGGCGCACGGTGTAGGCGCAGAAGCCGCGGCCAAGCAGGTTGCCGCCATCGAAGAGATCGGTTTCGAGTTCACCGAGGCGACACATGCCGTACAGCGTCTCATCGTTGCCGACATGGATCTCGCCAAGGCCGAGGGTCTCGCCAAACTCGCCAAGAATGCGGCGGCGGTACAGAACGTATCGGCGGGCGAGGCGATCGAGGCCATTGTCCTGGCGATCGAGTCGGGCGCCTCGCGCGGACTCCGCACGTTGGGCCTGTTCGTTGACTTCCAGAAGGAAGTTCTCATTCAGGAGCTGAAACTCGGTCGCGCGCTGACCGAGAGCGAAGAAAAACAGGTCCGCTACAACGCGGTAATGCGTGAGGGCGCAAAGATCCAGGGTGCGCACGCGGCAGCCTCGCAAACCGTGGAAGGACAGCTCGGGGCGCTGCGCCGCGAGTTCAACAATCTCCGTGAAGATATCGGAGCCAAGTTCCAGGATGACTTCAAGGCATTGATCGGCAACCTCCGCGGGCTCGTCGGATGGCTGCGGGTGAACACCGATCTGCTCAAGAAGTTCGGCGAAGTGGCCCTTTGGGTCTCCGGCGTTCTGGCGGCCTATGCCCTTGCCGACAAGATCATGGCTCTGGCGAAGGCCATTGCCGCGCTCAGACTGGCCAGCCTGAATCCGTATGCCCTGCTCGCCACCGGCGTTGTCGCAGCCGGCGCCATCATCTACTCCAACTGGAAAAACACCCAGGAACAATTGCAGGCGCGCTTCGACGAGATGCAACGGAAGGCACTCCGCGAGCAGCTGCTGAGCGGCAAGACCAGCGTCGAGGAACTCCGGAAGCAGGGCATGACCGATGACCAGATCCGGGAAGTAGTCCTCGGAAAGCGGCTCTTGCCGGGAGAGCAGTCCTTCGAGTTTGAGGTCCCGAAGCTTACGGTCAAGACCGGCAATGAGCCGGACCTCGAGACGCTAAAGCGGGCGGCCGAGATCCGCAAGCGGCAACTCGAGGTGGAACGGGAGTCGCGCCAGGCTGCGCTCGAGGCCGGCGCAAAGACGCAGACGGGCTTTGCGCGCGAGATCACCGAGATGAATGCACAGATCCAGAAGTGGACGACGTTCGTCGACGACCGCGGCGTCGAGCGCCGGATTGCGCTGACGCGTACCGCGTGGCAGAACGTGCTCGATCAGTTGGCGAGCAGATGGACTGCATTCAAAGAGAAGCTGCTCAAGGACAACCGGGAAAATCTCGTCGAGTACCTGAAGGCCGAGGAAGAAGCGGCACGACAGCGGATGGAGTTTGAGGCTGAGGTCTACCAACGGAAGCTCCAGTACAACGAGGAGATCGCGCGGCGGAACCTGGATCACCTCGAACGAATGATGGGCGTGGAAGAGCAACGCGCCGGCATCGACCGGGACACCCAACTCCGCGCTGTCGAAGCCGTGGACGCCCAGACCCTGGCGCAGAAGGTCGCCGTGGAACAGCGCAAGGCCGCGATCGAAGTGGATTACCTGGAGCGCGTCCACGAGATCAAGATGCGCCTGTTCGACCTCGAAACGTCGCGCATGGTCCTGGAGGAAGAGGCGAACCTGCGGCGGCTCGGCTATCGCGCCGACGAGATCAAGACCCGGATTGCCGAACTCACTCAGCAGCGCGAAGAGATCCGCCAGGCGAATCAGGAAGCTACGGATGCCGCAATCGATGCCGCGCGGCAGAATGCAGCCAACCGGACGGCGGCAATGGTGCGCGACCACAACCGGCAGATCTTCGATTCCTTCAAGCGCCAGGCTGAGGGTGTGTTCGATGCTCTGCTGACAAAGTCACAGTCGATCTGGTCAGCGATCGGCAATTCACTGAAGACCGCGCTGCTCACGGCGATTAAAGATGTTGTCACCAGCCGCGTGGCGGCGATGCTAATGCAGATGTTTACGGGGCAGAAAGTCTCTCTTGCCTCACAGACAACTGCCGGAGGTGGAATCCTGGGAGGCATCGGCGGACTTCTGGGGATTGGCGCGACGCCGGTGTTCGGTGGCGTGAACGTGCCGGTCACGACCCCGCCGTTTATCCCAAGTGGTGGGGTGTCTGCGGGCGGCGGATTGTCCTCGAAGGCGGGCTGGGCGGCGTCGCTGGCAAACCTGAAATCGTTCTTCGGCATCGGCAGCAGCGTCCAACTCGGTCCCGGCATGGCGACAACCTGGGAAGCCGCGACGACGCTTCAGAAGCTTTCAGCCATCGGCAAATCGAACGCGGCATTGCTCGGCGGCGGCCTACTGCTCTACGAGGGCCTGCGCCGCGGCGGTGCGGCCGGAGTTGGGATGTCGGCGGCGGGTGGCGCACTGATCGGATTCAAGTACGGCGGTCCGCTCGGCGCTGCCATCGGCGGCATCGCTGGTGCGGTCGCCGGCATTGTCCGCCTGTTCGTCAAAGGCGCTCAGGAGAAGGCTCGCGAGAAGATCAAGGCCACATACGGCGTCGACATCAGCGACAAGAACGTGCTGAAACAGATCGTCGACATTGCCAAGCAGGGCTTCGGCGGCAACCTCGACATGGCCATTCGCAGCCAGCAGATCCGCGATCTGGTCGAGTTGTACGCTCTTTCGACCGGCCAAAGCACTTCTGGCCTACCGGCCACCGTGCGCCCGGTGTCGTTGCTCCAGCAGGGTGGCAGCCTGTTCCAGCAGAGCGCCGGCGGCCTAGCCTTTGATCGCATCGGCGGCGGCGCCCCGTCCGCGGCCGCTCCCACCGTGATCAACATCACGGTGCCAGGCGCCAAGGAATTTTTCGAGAAGGAGACCGTGCGCGTGGTGGTCGAGAACCCGCGCGCCGTGCAATCGGCGACGTTGTCAGCGGCAAAGTCCAATGCCGGTCGCCGTGAGATGACCGGGTTGCAGTTGAGTCCGGGGCTGTTGGTGTCATGACGAAAGCAGAACTTATTGAGAAGTTGGCTCGCGCTATTGCGGAGAAGGAAGGATTCTTCGTGACGGAAGCTCAAGCGAAGGCACGAGGCATGCGTTTTCCGACGCGCGCGCAACGAAACGCGAATCCCGGCAACCTCCGCTCCTGGCGCGACTCGAAGCGCCGCGCCTATCCGACTGACGGCGGTTATGTCGACTTCGTCGCGTGGGCTTCAGAGCGTTTCCTCGGAGCCTCGCGCGAGGAACTGAGCCGTCGCGCCCTCGATGAGGGCTGGCGCGTCCTGCGCGTGCTGATCGGCCAGTACCTGGAGGGGCGTTACACGAACGGCCGGCCACCCACTATCGAAGAGATGTTTCGCGTCTATGCTCCGGCTTCGGACGGTAATGACCCTGCGGGCTATGCGCGATTCGTGGCGGCGAAGCTCGGGGCGCGGCCGGACCAGCGGCTGATTGACCTGGTTTCAACGTGATGCCTGGCTCGATTCAGAATGCAGCTCCAGCCACGGTTCTGCCGCACGGCCTTTGCCGCGCATTCATTCACGAGCGTGAGTATCCGGTCATCGACAACGAGTATCGGAATGGTGAGTCGCAGCGGTCAGTGCAGGCTACGAACAGCCGCAAGCGCTGGCGCCTGGTGAAGCGGCTCACGCCGACGCAGCTCGCGGCACTCCGGGATTTCTACGATGCCCGCAAGGGCCCTGCTGAGCCGTTCTACTTCTATGACCCGTATGAGACCAATCCGAAGTTCTCATGCGATCCGACGGGCCAGGCCGTCGCCGGCCGCTACACTGTCCGCTTTAACGGAGAGTGGAGCCAGTCAGTCGGCCCTGCCCGCACGGACGTAAACATCGAAGTTGTCGAGTTGGCCTGAACAACACTATGCCGTTTTCCGATTACCTCGACCAGAAGATCCTCGATAAGGCGTTCCTCGGTCAAGACTTCCAGGTAACTGAGCACTGGTGCAGCCTGCACACTGCCGATCCTGGCAAGACTGGCCAGAGCGAGGCCGCCGGCGCGCCGTACGACAGGAAGGCGGTCACGCAGTTCACTGCGGTCGACAGCGACGGCAACGCGAAACGCATCCGCAATGTGGCGTTGCTGCTAATCCAGGTGCCTGCCGGAACCTACACCCACATCGGCATGTGGGACACAGCGAGCGGCGGCAATTTCCTCGGCGGTGGCCCGCTGTCGTCCCCCGCCACGGTCAATGACGGCGACTTCGTCATCGTTCGCGAAAACGACCTTTCGATCCTCCAGGACTAAGAGGCGCTCGTGTCCACCATCCGCACACAGTTCGGCCCGGTCGCCAATTTCGAGATCACGCTGAACGGACTCGCTTCTGGCGCGGCGCGCAGCTCCGTAAAAGTCGAGAACCAGAACGGCCGCTACGTCGATGCGATCTGCCAGTTCAAAATCAAGCCCGTGTCAGGCAGCCTCGGCGACCGCTACGCCGTGTTCTTCTTGGCCTGGGGCGCAACGGACGACGCCTCTCCGATCTTTCCCGCCGGCGTCACTGGCGTGGATGAGGCGGTCGCGGTCACTCTGGAAGCTCTTTCCATCCGGCAGGTCGGCTCGCTCTACGTCCCGAGCTCGGGGATTCTGATCAGCCCGCCATTCTCGGTCGCACAGGCATTCGGCAACGTGCTTCCTCCGGTGTGGGGAATCCTGGCCGTGAACCGATGTGGCCTGACCCTCGATGCAACCGACAACATCGCGTTCTGGCGTGGTGTGCAGTTCGAGGTCTCTTGATGCGGCATCTCATCCTCAATGCTGACACCGAGACGCTGTTTCCTGCCGGCCGGAGCGAACCGTTTCCCGATTTCGGTGCCCCCCCTCGCGGATGGCTTGTATGCGCTCTGGCTACCGACGCTCGATCCGAGGATGTGGTTCAATCCCTGGCGGCTGAATGCCAAGCGTGCCACGATCCCGTTCGAGTACTCGCCGGCGTATTTCCAGCGGCGGATGCTGTTCGGCGCCGCACCCTCAGGGCTGACGATTCCGACCGGATCAGGCGGCAATGTTCCCACACCATTCGGCGCGGCGCTCGCTTGCAGCAACGAACAGGTCGGTTGGTCCGGCAGTTCCATGGCGGATGCGCCGGCTTACATCGGCGACGGGACTGGCAAGACAATCTCGGTCTGTGTGTGGTTCCGGATCAACCGCCTGAACGGTACAGGCTTTCCGACTATCTGCAGCACGAGCTACACGACCGGATGGTGGGTTGGACTACGGACGAGCACCGGCAAGTATAAGTGCATCTTTCGGAACAGCACATCGCCGTACGGTCCCTTTGAGTGGGGTTCCTACGGCGGCGATTTTCGCAAGCTCAATTGCATCTCGTTCGTTCTTCCGATGGACGCCAATGGGACAGCGAGCGTGTACCACAACGGCGTTCTTGTAGTCCAGAGCAACCTTTCAAACGCGAGCAGTGCATCCGGTAGCGCCTCCGTCTTTCCCTTGTCGTCCTCAACGCCTGGCATGTTTGTCGAGATCTTCGGCGTCGCTTCGTGGACAAGGGCGCTGTACCCGGATGAGATGCGCCAACTCGTATCCGGACCCCGAGTACTGCTGGCAAATCGACAAAGCTTCTGGTACGGCCCATTGATGGCATATCGCACCGCGGAGATCGCGGGCGATTCGTCGCTGGCGGCGATCAGCTTCCGCGGTGCGCCGAGGACCGGAGTGATCGCGGGAACTGCAACCCTTGTCGCATACCGCCGGCCGCCAGCGGCGCCCGAGCGCACGATCCCAATCCGCCATGAAAGCCGCTCGGTGTCGCTGGTGGCCGAATCGCGCACGTTCATTGTGCGGCGAGAGAACCGAAGCATCGAAGCATGACGTTCACGAAAGACCCGAACGCGGTCCTCGACTACACGCTCGACTGGGCCCGCTGGCTTGCTGGTGACCAGATCGCAACGAGCGAGTGGCTGGTTCCAGCCGGGCTCACCAAGGTGGCCGACACGAAGACGGCTTCCTCGGCCACCGTGTGGCTCTCGGGCGGCACAGCGGGGCAGTCGTACACGGTCACCAATCGCATCACCACCAGCGGCGGCCGAACAGAAGACCGTTCGTTCACCATACGGGCTGAGGAGCGCTGATGCCCGACTATATCGGCAACATCGCGGTGCCGGAGATCGCGCCCTCGGGAGTGTTCCCGATCATGCCGGATTACCCACACGGTCGGGCCCATGCCTCCGAGGTCGTTATCCATCAATTCGGCTCCGGCAATGCGAAGATCGAGCAACGATTCCTGCTCGGCTCCGGCGCGAAGCGTTTCACGGTCCGCAAGGCCTGGCTCCGCGACTCCGACCGCATCGCGCTCCGTAACTTCTGGGAGTCGAAGTACGGTCCTTACGGCGCGTTCACTTACAACGCGCCCAACGACGACGGCAACGGCACCACCGCTTACACCTGCCGCTTCGCCAATGAGCCGCTGTCCTGGGAGATGCTCACGGACGCTGTGTGCTCGCTCGGCGTCACGCTCATCGAAATCCCTTCCGCCTCACCCACGTACACGCTGAACCAAACCGTCACGCGATTCCCACCGCAGGCACTCAGAGACGCCCTGCTGTCTCAGGTCCAGCAGATCATCCCGCTCATCAGAATTCAGCCGCTCCAGAGCGGATATCCCGCGATCTATGTCTCCGACCGGCGCTGCACCGTCGGCACGCAGCTCTACCAGGCGCGCCTGCTGGAGTTCGACGGCATCTCGCAGGGCATGGGCAACGAGGCCGACGAGGCCCAGTTCTCGTTCGGTAACGCGGATCGTGTCATGCGCGATCTGGCCAACGACGTCGACCTCTGCCGTGCCGCGCTCGACTTTGCGCTCTTCCACGTCGGCACCGGCATCAAACTCGATCTCTGGAAAGGCGAGATCGTCAACTGGACCTGCGACGCAGGCCCCGAGTTCCGCGTCACTGCCGCCGACGGCCTGTACGAACTGAACCTGCCGTACCCCACCCGCAAGATCTCGCGCACCTGCTGGAAGCCGTTCAACTCGCAAGCCTGCCCCTTCGCGACCGCGGGCGCGCTCGACCTGGTTCACTTCCCGAACGCCGACGCCACGAAGTGCGACAAAGGCTACGAGACCGAAAACGGCTGCCTGGCGCACGGCATGAAACGCTATTACGGCGGCATCCTCGCGGAGCCGCAGAGCGTCCGCATCAAAGACAACTCCACTGGCACATGGGGCTTCAGCCGTTCGCCGCTCACGAGCGTCTCCCTCGTCGCCGACTCCATCTACGACCAGGTCCTGGCAGAGATCTACACCGACTCCAACATGCCGGTGAACTGCAAGATCGCCGCCGGGCGCGACGAGAGTGATTTCTACGAAGCGCTGGGCATCGTCGGTGAAGGGCCGCTTGTGGCTTACGGCTCCGGCCACAAGCTCGATGGCCAGTATCATCACGGCTATCCCGGCAGCTTCGGCCTGCGCCAGGTGCTCGGCTCCGATCCCGCCGGCGCGCAGGACTGGTTCTCGCTCGACCAATCCGGCGACCAGACCGGCGGCGACTGGCGCAAGGTGTTCTCCGGTAACTCGACCTACAAGGACAACTTCGCCGCGGGCACGGCGTTCCTGGTGATCCGGCGTTCCGACGCAAAGGGCCTTCAGCTTTCGCGTCCGGGCGAGCACCAGATGGAGGCCATCGTTCAGAGCGGGATGCGAGGGTGGGTATGGACCTCGCCGGGCGTCCGTGTCTGGGGGCCTCCGCTCACCAACCCCGTTTGGATCGCCGTCAACATGCTGCTGCGCGCGCGGGGCATCCGGCTGGGCGAGTTCGCCACCACCCAGCAGCTCGATCTGGCCGAAACCTTCTTCGACGTGAATGCCGCCATTGCCGCCGCGTCGATTTGTGACGAACAGGTGACGAAGCTGGTCGGCTCGGGCACAGAGACGCAGTTCAAGTTCCGCGGCGTGATCCAGGAAGAGAAACCGCTGCGTGACTGGCTTCAGGAAGTCCTGATGAACTGCCTGGGCTATTACACGTTCGCCTTCGGCAAACTCAAGACCGGCGTGCGCGTGAACTCCTCGGCTGTGGAGGCCTTCACCGAAGGCAACATCCTGTTCCGGAGTCTTCAGCTCGCGCCTCTGAAGCCGTCATTTAACCACCTCACCGCCAACTTCGCCGATGAGGATTTTGAGTTCGTCGCGAACTCGGTGGCGGTCTACGATATCGACCATGCCAACCTGATCGGCGGCGGCGCCGGACCGCTATTCCTGAAATCGAGTGTCAACCTGGCCGGGAGTTCGTCGAAGTCCCAAGCCGGCAGGATCGTTGCCGTGCGCCTGCGCGAGGAGTTGGGCGGGATCACTCCGGACGAATGGAAGCGTGCCCGCCAGGTCGGCTTCAAGACCACCGTGCTGGCTTTGAGTACCGAACCGGGCATGGTGTGCTCCATGACCCATCCCGATATGCCGGGCGGGAGCGGCGAGTTCCGGGTCACCTCCTGGGGACTGAACCGCGACTACTCGATCGACATCCAGGGCCGCACGACCACGGACTCGATGTACGACCTGGTCGCCGGACCAAAGCCCGCCGATGTTGTTCCGGATGCGCCGCCGGACGAGATCCTCATCGACACCGGCGTCCCAGGCGTGCTGACTGCGACGCCCAAGCTGGGCGATTACGGCACTTTCGCGCTCGACGACATGAGCGTGGCTCCCGACCCTTCCGGCAACATGAACATCGTCGGCGCGCACGAAATCACACTGGCGCTGTATTACGTAGACGAACTGGCCACCGACCTGTGGGTGTCCATCGACGCCGCCATCGATTCCGCAACCGATCCGGTTACGGTCGCCTGCACAGTAAATCCCGACACGAGCCGTGTGTTCCGCGTTGGCGACTTCATCGTCTTCAATGACGAGGCGGTCGACGCTGCACACTCGGGCAGGCGCTCCTACGAGTGCGTGCAGATCGTCGGGCCGGGCGACACCGGCGACGTGGTCCCGAGCGGCGACTTCATCCTTCAGCGCGCCTGGCCCGGCGTCGATCCTGGCTTCGCTACATTCGGCACTTTCAGGTGCGCCCACCTTGCCGGCATCCGCTTCTACAAGCTCGATCAGAAAACGTTCACCTTTAGCGTGAAGAAGGGCTTCTTCCGCACGCCCGGCCTGCCAGCGCGCGTCGAGGCGAAGCTCCCGAGCGCCTGCATCGTTGCGGCCGTGGCGGGAGTGGCGAACCACTTCGGCTACGGCCCGTTCACGGTCTTCCCGCTGTCCCATCACAACGAGCCGTTCATGCCCGGTGATCGCACCTGCAACGGCGGTGCTTACACGTTCCAGATCCCCGGAGCGTTGGCGGTTCAGGAGAACGTAGCGATTCCGATGAAGGTGCAGGATGCCGCGTCCATCCGTTGCATCTACGCGTACCTTCAGCAGGGCACCACCGACGGCCAGTCGGCGTATCTAGTTAAAATTAGCCGCGACAGCGGCGCCACATGGGAGCCGCTCGAGTACATGGGTATCGCCCAGGCACTACCAATCGAGTACAAGAACACCTACGACTTTCTGGTGAACAACGAAGGCTACGGCCTGCCCGCCACCCGCCGCCTGCCATACGCCGACTACGGCTTGATCGTCGCGGAGGCGGTCACCGGCGGCCCATCGCCGCAAACGATCCAGACCGCGTCCTACGGCGCCAATCGCCTGGGCCTCGAGGCCGGCAAGTTCGTATTCATCGACCTCGGCGGCCCGAACGAGGAGTACCTGAAGATCATCGGCGCTGATCCGGACAACCAGACGTTCGACGCAATCGCGACGCGGAACCACGCTGCCGGCGAGCGCATCCGACCAACTATCTGGCCGACGCCAGTGCTCCGCGAGGGAGACGACTTGGCATTCGATATCCTGGCGGTCGCATCGCTGGCTCCGGGGTCCGACCTCACCGTAGTGATCCAGACATAGCATGGCCTCCGAACCGCTCCACATCTTCGACCCGCGCCGGAACATGCACGTGCAGGGCTTCTCCGGCCGCGCCGCCACGACTACGATCCACGACGCCACCGAGACGGGCCTGTCGATCTCGGGCATCTTCCAGGCGGCCGAGGACTTCGCCGTCCTCTGCTTCTACAACGCCTACGACTACTTTAATCACCTGCGCCTGAAGCACCTCCCGCGGACGGACCTCTCCGGCCTGCGCCTTGAGTTCGACATCGAGTACGACCACACGCTCGACGGCGCCATGCGCTTCGATGCCCCGAAGTACCCCAGCGTCTCCTGGGACGCCATCACCTTCATGACCGGCGCGGGGCACGTGCACGAGGTTGCGATCCTGCCGCACGCTACCGTTATCTCGGGAGCGGAGACACCCGCCAGCCTCCAGCTCGACCTCAGCGCGGAAGCGCCGGCCTTCGGCGTCGATTACTACCACCTCCACTTCCGCGACACGCGCTACACGATCGCCCACACAGCCTGCATCCGGGAAACGCAGTTGACCCAGGATGTGCAGGGCGGCGGCGAGACGTGGTTCGAGGTGGAATCGGTCGAGGGCTTCCGCGCCGGCGACTGGGTGTACATCGAGCGCACCGGCACCGACGAGGAGCTGGTCTTCGTGCTCGAGGTGGACCAGTTGCAGAACCGGCTCCGGGCCAACGTGACCATCACGCATCCGGCCGAAAGCTACGTCACGCTGCGCGTCGAGGGTTACCACATCGCGGAGAGGTTCGCCACCCTGATCAACGACCCCGGCGATCCTCCTGGGCGTTACGGCCCCTGCCAGGCGGCGGTGATCACGGCTGAAGGCGGCGCGATGGGAGTCCGCACCGGCCCCAGCGATCCAATCGCCTCCTACCTGCGGATCTCTTTCAAACCAGACTCGGGCTACGGCAAGCTGGGTAATCTCGACCGTGTGCTTACTACCTCAGGGCACGTTCCGCTCGCTCCTCCATACCCGCCGAACTACGATCCCGCCAGCGACGCGCAGGCGGGCTACTGGCTCCAGGACGGCGTGCGGTTCACCGGCGGCGACACGGACAAGAAGTATCGCGTGACGCTCGATTTCACGCAGCCTCTCCTTGACAAAAACGGTGCGCTCGTCCAGATGAACGACTGCCGGAAGATCTACATGGTCTTCGCACCGCGATTCGAACGGGTTGAGGAGGAGCTTGAAATCGGCGCATTCCTCACCGCCGACGCGCAGCTGGGCGACACCGTCCTCCAGGTGGACAACGCCTCGGCGCTCTCGGCAGGCCGCTATTTCATCGGCGACGCCTTGAGCGAGGAGCGTATTCTCCTGGTGTCGGTTGATTCCGGCAGCCAGATCACCGTCCAGCGCGGCTACGAGAACTCCTCGCCATCGTTCTGGCCCGCTGGCACGCGCCTGAAGAAGCTGTCCTCGGTGGCCGGTGTGGACGCGGACATCGAGTGGCGCGTCACGATTTCGAACATCACCGTCACGGGCGACCGCTCGCTCAAGGTCGGCGGCGGCGCGCCGCGGATAGAGGAATCCGATGCGCGCTGCAAGTACACCCGCTACTGGGAGGACTACGCATACGGCGGGGATTTCCCGACCCAGTGGTGGTCGATGGGCCACGCCCGGCGCTGCGCGCCGAACAATCCCTCCGACCTTCGGAAGGTCGCGATCCGCTACTCCTGCCAGTCCTCGCATGATCTCTACCTCGGCACGTTCCTTTACACCAACTGCGGCAAGATCAGCGTGTCGGTGGACTCTGATCCGCCGACTACGCACGACCTGTATCTCAACGAGTACGGTGGCACCACTGCGAACTTGAAGCTGCGGACCGGCGTGCCGGCTGGCAACCACACCGTCGAGATCACCGCGCTCTTCGACCGGAACCCGGCGTCGGGCGGCTACTATTTCTACTTCGACTACCTCTGGCCGCTCGTGCCGCAGGACGTTCCGGACCCGCCCCAGGAGTACTCGAACGTCTCGCTTGCCATCGACTTCGACACCGACCACGGCTATCGCAAGCCGCCTGCCTGGCACTTATGGCAGCTCCAGCGGCTCGGCTTCAAGGGCCACGCCGACGTCTACATGGGGGTCTTCTGGAACAACAAGCGGCGGCGCGTAGGCACCAGCTATCCCTACGCCACGATTCAGTTCTCGGGCGACCCTGTGCCGGGCGAGGTTGTCTCGGTGAAGGTCTCGGGCACGACCATCAACCACGCCATTGGTTATGGGGAGACGTTGCAGCAGATCGTGAGCCACTTCCGAGCGGCGATCAACGGCATGTTCGTCGGCGTCTGGGCGGACGACAACTTCGGGACGTCGACCACGCTGCGCGTGCGGTCGAAGGCGCCGCTGTGGACCTTCTTCGATAACGCCGCCACCGGCTCGCCCTCAGTCACGGCCGTGATGGACGACCACCTGGGCGCGGCCGGTGCCGAAGGCGACTGGGAGTTGATTGACGCTGTCTCGCCGGTGATGACCGAGGGTGCGCGGCGTTGGATTAGCGATCTCGCCAGCCATTTCCAAGCCGCAGGCATTGCGGCTAGCTTCGCCTTCTCGATGGAGGTCTATCGCCCGCCAGCCGAGATGGCGGCCCGCTACTGGGATGGCACCCCCGTCGACCTGCCGGTGCCCTCAACCCAGATGCACTTCGGCTCACGCGTCCGCGCTTATCTGAAACAGATGTACCGCGAGTGCGCAGACGAGATTGCAGCGGCAGGCCTGCCAATCGTGTTCCAGTTCGGCGAAACGCAGTGGTGGTATTTCCCGAACGCTTCGGGCATGCCTTACTACGACGACGAGACCAAAGCCGCGTTCGAGACCATCCACGGCAGATCGATGCATCGCTTTCTGGCCAACACCGATGATCCGAACGACGACATCCAGACTGCGGACTTCCTGCGCGATCGCATCTGGGCCTATTGCCAGGAGGTGGTCGCGTACGTCCGGCAGTTCCATCCCGCAGCCGTGTTCGAGTGCCTGTGGCCGCTCGACGCGAACCAGGGCAAGCCGGCGCCTTCCCCCGAGTTCCGCGCGCTCAACTTCCACGTCAACCTGCCGAACGAGTGGAAGACGTCCGCGTATGGCGTGAAGTACTTCCGCGCGGAAGGCTTCGATTACGACGTCTGGCAGAAGAATGCCGTTCGGATGCGCCAAACCATGGAGTTCCCTCTCGCGCTCGGCCGACCGCCCGAGGAGTGCATCTACCTGACTGGCATCTACGGCCCGCCCGATCCGCCGATGGCGCAGGCCTACGGCATGTGGCGCAATCGTGGACTGTACTCGTTCTGCTTCTGGGCGTTCGATCAGTTCTGCCTGAACAGCCGGCCGATTCCGCTCGAGGTGGCGAGCCAGTCGGTTGCGACGTCGGTCTCTTACCACAAACCGCGCGCAGCTCGGGCGCTGCCAGCCGTCGTTGCTACGCCGGTGGCGGCCGCAGCCGCCGGTGCCCTGAACCGCTTCAAGGCGAACCAGAGGAGGCTTAATGGGTAGCAGCTATCCGAATTCCATCGACAGTGCGGCAACGCTCTACTCGCCGGTGGACGCCTTCTCGACACGCCCGCTCGAAACCACGGCCCTGCAGCAGATCCTCGCGGGCGATTCCACCATCAGCGTAGCCTCAACGGACGGCTTCGCCGCCTTCTACGGAATTCTCTCGGTCGACGACGAGCTGATCGTCTATACCAGCAAAACCGCCACGCAGTTCACCGGCTGCCAGCGCGGGGCCTTTGGGACCACGGCGGCGCAGCACGCCCAGGGTGTGGCCGTGAAGGCCAACATGGTCTCGGAGTTCATCACCGCGCTCCAGTCAGCGGTCACGGCGATCGAGAACGAGTTGGGCACTGTGGCCTCGCGTAACTACGTACGACGCGATGGCGCGGTCACGATCACCGGCGTGAAGACATTCGTCGATGGAGCCGAGTTCGGCTCAGGCGCGAAGGCAGCGACCGGTCTGGCGCGCCTACCCAACACCGGCTCGATTAAGTGGCGCAAGGCCGACAACTCCGGCGACCTTGGTGTAGCGCTCAACGCCAACGACCACCTCGCCTTCGACGCGATCATCGATTTCGCGCCCGGCCAGACCTTCGGCTCGTTCTCTTACCCGGATGCGACGACCACCAGCAAAGGAATCGTCCAGATCGATCCAGTCGGCGGAATCGCGGTGAACGCCGGCGTGATCTCGCTCGCGAACTCGGGCGCGACGCCTGGAACGTATCCGAAGGTGACCGTGGATGCCAAAGGCCGCGTCACGGCCGGCATGCCGCTTGCAGGATCGGACCTGCCCGCGCACCAGCACGTCGCCAGCGACATCGTGAGCGGCGCTTTCGGCGTCCCACGTGGCGGCACCGGCCTGACGACCATCGCCGCCAACAAGCTACTCTATTCATCGGCGCAGGACACCCTCGCCGAACTGAGCATCGGCTCCGGCCTCTCGCTCGCCGCCGGTGTCCTCTCGCTTGGCAGCCACAGTCACGCCGAGTCCGACGTGACCGGGCTCGTGTCCGACCTGACCGCGCGGCCGCTCAAGGGCCTCGCCTTCGCCCCCTCGCGCGCCGCGGTCATCAACTCCTCCGGAGCGATCGACGCCGCGGTCGGCAACGCCGGCGACTGTGTGCTGGTGGACGGCACTTCCGCAGCCAAAGCCAACGCAAGCCATACGCATTCGGCGTCGGACGTCGTTTCCGGCGCGCTGGCGCTGGCCCGCGGCGGCACAGGAGCGGATCTTTCGGCGAGCGGTCCGGGATTCCTGAAGCAGGCGAGCGCAGGTGCGGTCGTGACCGTCGCAGCGCTCCAGGCGAGCGATCTGCCCTCACACACGCATTCGTCGGCGCAGATCAGCGATGCGACACCGAACGCGATGGCGAGCACAGTCGTACTCCGCGATGCATCGGGCGGCGCCAGCTTCGCTTATGCCGCCGCCAATAACCTCTGGGCGTACCTCGACTCGCATCTCCAGGCGGTCGAGTGCGGCGCTTACGGAACGGTCGGCGGCGCGTTCGAGAACATGGCGAAGTACTCCGAAGACTTCTCTGTAGCGACATGGGACAAGAACGGCGGTTCGTGCTCGGTGGCCGCGAACGCCGCCACCGCGCCCGATGGCAACATGACCGCCGACCAGATCGACGCTGTAACCGCCACGCCGATCATCCAGCAGCAGATTGCGAGCCTTGTTACTGGCGGACAATACACCTTTTATATCTGGGCCCGCGTCGCGTCCGGAACGCGCAAGGTCTCTATCGCCATCGTGGACAACGCCTATGCCGCGTACCTCGCTGGCCCAACGCAGGTCACGATCTCTACCACATGGCAGCGGTTCAAGATCACCGGCACGCTGGCCGCGGGGCAGACCGGCCTTTGGATCGTCGTGCGTCAGTACAGCGGCAACGGCGACGACTGGACCAGCGGGTCCATCCTGCTCTGGGGCGCGTGCCTCCAGCAGGGCAACGATCCGAAAAGGGGATACGCTCGAACATGGGGATACCAGGCATCTCCGGTCGCCGCTGGACTCGCCTGCGGCGCGCTCCTGGTGGTCGCCAAAGATAATGCGGAGTCACCGTTCCGCGTCACCGGACCCGGATCGAATCTCGCCGACCACACGCTATTGCAGGTCACGGCAGCCGGCGAGCTCGTCATCGCCGGCGGCAGCGGCAACGGCTACCGCTTCGCCGAGCTGATGGGCGCCAGCAATCCGTCCGGATGGTCGGGCGTGATCAAAGTGAAGAACCCCGCCGGAGTCACGGCGGGCTACATCCTGCTCTACTCCAACCCGTAAAGGACAACGAAATGAAACTGATGCTGGACCACACCCAGCGTCTGAACTTGCACGCGCTTCTGGGCGCGCAGCGGGCAGACGTGGGTTCTATTCGTGCGATCTGGGCCATCCAGGACCGCCTCGCACTTGATACCGAGGAGGAAAAGGCGATCGAATTGAAGCGAGAGATCGCCGCCGGCCAGGAGCGCGTCTTGTGGAGTCCTTTACTCTCAATCCCGGCAAAGGAATTCGAGTTCTCTGACGCAGAGGTCGCGCGCCTCAAAGCGGCCCTCCAGACGTGGGACTCGTACGGAGTCGCGGCTGAACGCCGGTGGCTTGAGCCAATTCTTAATGCGATCTTTGCAACGGAGCCACGGCTTGGCCGTTAG